GGATCGGGGAAGGTCGTAGTGTTGCTGTTACGACGCATACGATTACCAAGGGCAGTAGTGTCTGGATCGCCGTAGAGAACAAAGTCGTCAACGTCGGTGACGCCAGCGTTCTCAATCACACCCGTCATACCAGTGCGGTACAACTTGTTGACCTGAAAGTCCTTTGAAAACTCGCTGGCACTACCAACGCCCTGAGAAGACACAACGGTGTCACGCCAAATTGGATCGAGAGTCGGGAGGATCGTGTCGATCTGCTTCGACAGGATCTCTTCAATCCGCGTACTCTCCTTGTCAAAAATACTACCTGTGGTAGCCATGATAAATTACCTCACGCTTTAGAGTCGCCACCGGGATCGGAGAGCGACCGAAGAATCTGATCAGAAGTCCAGTCACGCAACTGGGCTTCAACATCACCGAAAGACTTGCCCTTGGTGTCTGGCACCTTTACGGGCTCCTTCCGGTGAAGAGTCTCGGTCTGCCCCGCCGTTTCCGGGACACGCCCAATCTTGGACGTATCGCCGATTACCGTGAGCATATCCTTTGCGACCGAATTGGCCGCCTTCTTAACTTCTTCCCCTACCCAAGAATCATCAAAAGAGCCCGCGTAGTTTCTACGGTTTCGGAGGTTTTCAAGAGCCTGAGCCCTGACTCTCTCGGAAACATTTTCACGAGCGGTCTTTGCTTCTTCTTCACTACGATTGGAACCAAGCCAATCCATAAGAACCTTACCATCACCATCTGAATTAATAGCACTAGAAAGAGAATTTTCTAGATTTTGCTGAAGCATCTGAGCCCGCATCTTTAGAACCTGATCATTGATCTGATCTGTTCGGGGATCCACCATAGGCTGCTGGGGGGCTTGTTCGGGCTGCGGACTAGTCATTTGTTCTTCCTGATCGTAGATTTTAACCCACTCGCTGACTTGTTCAGGCGTGTAATTCATGTTCAGAAGGATATCTGTGGCATCCCTCTTTTTTACTGCCTGATCAGTTTCTGGGTTCATAAGACGAGAAGTTGCTTCTTTGAACTGCTCAAGTTCTTCGGCATATGCCCGAAGATTTTCGTAGTTTTCGGCAGTGTCTGCCAATTCTCTAGCCGTAAATTCTTCTCCCCCCACCTTGATCTTCTGATCCATGTCGATGGGGACTTGCGGTGTAACTACCTCTTCTACATTAGGGGTAGGATTTTCGCTCGTTTCTTCCACGTTTGTGTTCTCTTCAGCCAATGTTGGCTCCTTGAGTCATGCCGGGTCCGGGCTGAGGTCCGGGAACGGCGGGTTGAGGCGGCTGTTCTGCAAAGAGTGCTGCCGAATCTGGATTCGGCACCATTGCAGGAAGCGATGCGCCCATGAATTGAATTAGTGCTTCACGATACTTCTTAAACTCGTCAATGACCAAGGGGTCTGCCTTGGTCATTAGAGGGCCTGACATGAATGAAGACAATACCCTCATTTGAATTTCAGGCTTACTGGTATGAGGAGTAATGACAACTTGACCCGGATCTGATCCGTTGCCGTAAAGTTGAAGGATGTTTTGAACGACCTGCTCATAAGCCGACTGATCTTCGTCAATCCACATAGCAAAGTCCAGACCCTCCTTTAGTGCAAACAACTTAAGGCCGTCTGGATCAGTAAGACCTGCTTGAAGCATCTGCATGGCTTCTTGCTTACGAGCAACCTCTGATCGCGGGTTAATCTGCCGAACAGAGAATGTCAGATGAGCAACATTGGGAATTGGATTATTCTGGAATGAGATCTCGCTTCGATCAAAGTCAACTACCGCACCAGCAAGATTAAGATCGAATGCCTTTACCGGGATAGGATGAGGGTTGACCACAAGTTCTCTTGTGGCGTTTGAGACCATACTCCGATACATCTTTCCGAATGCCTGAACGACTCCCATTGTCGGATTCGTCATGGCACGATTGATTTGTTCGTCGAGGAACTGAAGGCCGGTTGCAGAGTCCACCCGTCCCTTTTCGGCAATAAGGTCTTGGACTGGATTGATCGACTGCATCAACTGCTTGGCGAATGCGGCTGTCTTACCGGGAACATCGCCTGCGTTGTGAGGCTGGATTGTGAATGGGCTGAACTTTTCATTGAGGGGGTCAGGCTGATACGAAATCATCCGTAAGCCATCACCTACTTCTCGAAGGATCGAACGCTCGTTGAATGATCCCTGCGGCATAACAACAACGCCGTACCTGTCTAGATTCTTGATGTTGTTGAAGAGAGCCTTCAACATCTTTTCCATCTCACGGTTAATGCTGAACAGGAGATCGAAAAGACCTGCGCCGTGGAACGACCCGTTCTCCATGAATCGGGCGAAGCCAATCGGGCAATAAGTCTGACTGCTACTCAAGTCTTGGTCGTCAATCAGGTAATCACCTGAACATATGACATACCTAGAACAAGTCCCTCTATCTCCGTCAATCCAGAGTTCACGAATACGAACAACCGTCATTGAGTCGGCACTATTACTCTTATACCCCTTGTTGTTAAAGGGATTAACAGTCTGTCCGTGGTCTTGGGTGAGATCGGGATCGTCGAGAGGATCACCGATCTCCATATCGTAATATTCGCAATCTTCCAGATTTGCTTTGATCTTTGGCCCAAACTTCTCAACCAAAGTTTCAAGCGGAACAAGCCGCTGACGAATCATTCCACACTGCTTGGTGTAGTCTTGACCAAGCGAAGGGAAAGGCAGGATTTCCTTTGGATGAATTACTTCGAGATCTGAAGTAAGACCAATAGTTTCGTGCTGAGTGATGTGGCCTTGAATACCGCAAGAGCCCAACGAGGTGAACAAGTGAGCAAACTTAGTACTTACTTCTGCAACCTGTTCGTCAGAAACAAGGGAATCAGCAAGCAACTGGGCGGTTGCACGCTGGCGAATCATGGGGAGGCTGGTTCCCGTCCGAAGAATCTTGGGCCGAAGGTCCATTGAAGACAGCCGAGAAGACGCCCGGTCAATAGCAGACAGCATCTCCTGACTCTGAAACTCCATATTCCCCTCTTCATCAAGATAGTGGGGGGACAAGTTGCCGGACTCAGGATCGAATACATCGAAACGACGCATCCCATTCAAGTAGTAATAAGTAAGCAGCCAAGTAATTCGACGATATGACAGCCGCGAAATTTCTTTTTCGGCATGGTCACGAATGACCCGACAAATCTCAATCTTCTTTTTGGGTAGTTTGAATCTGGTTTGAGACATGTCGTTCCTTTGCGGCTACGCCCCCCGGCTTCCAATGAGGTGGGATATCCATCGGATTAAACTGAACCCCGTCAAAATTAATATCTCCCCCCACTTTAGGAGGAGGCTGGACGGGTAAATCGGCATTTCTATCAAGACTGTAATAGGCTCTTGCCATTGCTTCATAAAGAAAATACGGAATTGTCACTTGTTGAAAAGCAGGATCAGACCCTACTGGATCTATCCTCTGGTTGATCTGCTGCTCGGGCGAGGAGTTCATTGACAAATTCCGGGGAAATTGATGCGAGTTTATAGGCGAGAAGGGTTCCAACGTCGTCTTTTAATTCGCCGTCTAGGAGTTTGTCTTCGACACTCCTATCGTCCACTATATCTTCAGGGTTTCTGTGTATTCGCCCTTTAAGGATATTTCCAGACATAGAGATAGTATCAATATGGTCGTCTTTAGCAAGACCTCCATCGGCTACCTCGGGGTTGAATTGTTCAATCTGGTCAAAGAGATTCGTCCAATGCCGATCCATCCGGCGTTCCAGCGGGAACTTGATGAGGCCATTTTCAAACCGGAACTGTAGAGCCCCGATCCGGGCTGACTTGGAGATCATGCCTACTTTGAGAGGCACGATCTTTGGCATGTGGGCAACCCCAAACATCTCGGTCGCACGCTGTTTAACAAGGCTATCGAGGTTTTGATAAAGAGCGATGCTTTGGCGAACGACTTCGGGGTGGATAGAAGGAACCTTCCACTTGTCGGCAATCTCAAAGATCTTCTTTATGAGGGTGTTTTCATCGCATTGAGCCCCCCAGATATCCAATACAAACAACTCGTTGTCGGGGGTAGCCGCCATCACCGTGCAAACCTTCAGGTCAGAATCGCCTGTTGAGGTCCACGAGGTATCTACCGTCATGAACACCCAAGACTCCTTGAGGAAGTCACAGATCGGCATCTTCTTAGTGTTGCCTTCTTGATCCTTCCAATTCAAGAGAGTTGCAGAATCTCTTGGATTAGCACCGTAGTCAGCATCAATGCTCGTCAACCACCAACGATGGGACTCGTCAAGTTCGGGGAAGAACTGATCTTCGCTAGAGCCGGGGTCAGCCATGTATTCCGACGAGAAGTTGGCAGATCCGATCTGCTCCTTGATCTCTTCAAGGCTGATACGTTCTTTAAGGCGAGGATCTTCCAGTTTATGCTTCCTGTCTACAGGCCACATTTCAGGCCAACAGGAAATCAAATTGTCTTCCTTGTCTTTGTATGCCGCCTTGATGATCATTCGGGACCAATGGTCAAAGCGGGGATCACGGGCTTTAAGCCCGTTCTCAGACGCTTGAGTCTCCATTGCGTACCACGCATAATGGCGGCGACTCACGAAGGTGGCAAGCCAGCGAAGGCTGGTGCCGGGCCTCGTGATCATGGGCATGACGACCTTGAAGAGGAGGGTGTCCATATACGATCGGAGGACAGACATCGAGGTAGATGCCCGAGGATCGTATTCGGGGTCGTCAAGAACGTAGCAGCGGGGGCGACCGCCACGCTGCCTGCTCTCAGATGAGATCGCACGGAACCAAGACCCGTTCTTCAAATACATCAACTCGATACCGAAAGAGGCTTCGCCGCGACGAGGCACAATTCGGTTGTCGTCAAACTCGGGAGCCCAATCGTCAAAGATTCGAGAGTTCTGCTGGAACTGCGTCTTGATGATCTGGCCGGTCTGCTTGGCGTTGTCGTTGGTGGAGGTTGCGTAGATGAAGGAGTAACCGGGCCGCGTCAACATCTGGAGGAGGATTGACTTGCGGATGCAGTTGCTCTTTGCAAAACCTCGCGGTGCAATGGCAATGGATGCTCGGTTCTGAGCCCACTCCTTATAGATCCCCAAGTGACCATCCGGGAGGGGGACTGGATCCTCGTCATAGAACATTGGGTTAAAGTCGTCTGCTTCATCAGGACACAGATACCAATGATCGAAGAACAGCATGGCCCCAATGAAACGATCCGCTTTATCTTGCGGACTCGTTACAGGGACCAGCCATTGACGACAGGCATTGACTCGGGCTTGACGCTGACCGTCTTCCGTACACTCCATGTAATCTGGAGGTAGCGGAAATAATTCATTACCCTCAGCCCTTGTCTCTATCCTTTTGATCCGCATTGAAAGTTCCGTTGGACATCATCAGAGTGGTCGCAATACGAGACATCGTTGCGATAAACGCAATCTCACTATGGGCAACCATGGAATGCGGATAGACATTATTGAAGACTTGGAAAAAGTATTCAGTGGGTTCATCTTTTTTAATGAACGACTCGTAGATAAGAACCCCGAATCTTTCTCGACTTCCTACCACTTCATCAATGTCTTTAATCGCCAAGTCGAATAGTACTTGACCCGCCGATCTCGCCATTCCCATCGGTCCCATTTGCCTCATCTGCCTCAGAATCAGACTTTGACGGGGCGAGATACTGGGCTGCAAAATCGGGGTTTTCTGGGATTTGACTTCTGTGGGTCGTTGCTTTGAGGTTTGAGAGGAGTTTTTGATTGCGGGTGATGCGGACACTCTGGTTTCCTTCCTTGTCTGTTGCGGTGTACTCCTGAGTCGTAATGAGTCCGTTCGCCTTGGCGACTTCATTGAGTACTCTCCGTAACTGGTTATGGGCTCTAAGGGCGATCTTAGCGTCTGGATCACGAAGATGCTGGACGAGGGTGGCAATCTCTTCCTCAATCGAGAAAGAATTCATCTCCAACGCTTTTGATGCAGCGTCGGCATCAAAGAACGAAAGGATCTTCCCCCCACTCTCTTCGTGTTGCCATTCAGGCTGAGTCACTTGATCCTCCTACCATTGCACCGCCGCCCAATAGAACGGCAAGTGCGATGAGTGCAGCCGGTCCTCCCTTTCTTGAAAGGGATCTGGCCGCACGCATCATATCTGCTTTCGTATTTCGGTAATTACCACCACGACCTATGTTCTTTTCTGAGATGGTGGCTAAATCTCTAGGAGTTACACGTTGCCCTCCTACCCGTACAGAATCTACGCCTTCACTACTGAGATCCCCCTTTGCTACTGCTGTCATTCCAGCAGTTCGTATCCCAGAAGAAACTGTACCAAATGGCTTTCCGCTTGCCTCTAGTCGTTCAAAAGCAGCGACCCGTTTAGCCTTTGTACTAATAGCGGCTTTAATTGCAGACTTCCTTTGGAAATCAGTTGTTTCCTCTATTTGCTTAGAGGCAAGAGCCTTTATGAAGTTGCTTTTCTGGTCTTTGGTTAGTGCTACCAGATCTTCTGAAAAACTCCCAGCAGTTCTAATGGGGTTTCCTTGGATATCTTTGCTTCTCTTAAAGAACTGCCTAGAAATCTTCAAGCCTTTCCCGCTCTTATCAGGCTCGACAATAAAAGTGTTTGGTCCCTGTTCCACCACAAGGGTAGAGCCTCTTCTTACCGCATTAAATCTTGACGCAGGTGTCTGCTTTAGTGGGTTATTTGAGAGGGGGGAATTGTCGAGGTTTTCGCTAGCAGCGGGTCCCATGTAAGGAGATGATTCAACTCTCCGAATATCGTCAGTAAACCCCATTTGTTTAAGGGTTTCTTGGTCCAACCGATTAGATCTTCTAGCAGCCTTAATGTCAGCCGTGTCGGTGAGAGGGACTTCATCTAACTTGTCAGTAATTTTCTGAAGTTCATTTTGCTGTCGGTAAGCAAGAAGACCAGTCTTCTTGACATCCGTAAGAAGTTTCTTACGAGTTTTTAAATCAGCAGTGTCTTGGGCTTTAATAAAAGACTGACCTTGGCGGACTTGGCTTCTTGATTGAGTAGGTCCCGGTTGACCCAAAGCGTCATCAATAAGAGTCTTTGGCGGAGGAAGCGTTGTCTTACTCATAAAGACCTTTAATCGCGTATGCGGATCAAGATCATCAAGATCGCCAAGATCTTTCACGAGGTTTAAAGCCTCGTCGGGGTCTACTCCAATGCTTACAAGATCCTCAAGAATTCGAGTGCCCAGTAGATTTCGGAGTGGAAATTGTTTTGTAACCGGATAGCCAAACTTCTTTCCAGTCAAAGAGTCTTCAAAGCCACGACCTTGCTTTGTGATCCTCTTTTTCTTGGCGGCATTGGCAGCACGCCTGTTTATCCCTGTACGAACAATGTTTCGCTTCTCGGGCATATCAGAGGAGCCCATCTCTAGCAGATTTGATTCTAAGCATGTTCATTTCGGTGGGAGACATGCCTTGAGTACCAACCTTGGTAACTCCGTCTCTTCCTCTAATAAGGTAATGAGAAGGATGGGTGATTCCGGGGGGAGCAACGGTCGGTCTTGGCAATCCGGGACCTCGACCCGGCATAGGCGTTGCCCGACCGTAAGGAGGAGGGGAAGGGAGAGCGGGACCAGCAGGAGCCGGTCGGGAGGGGGGCGATTGGGCTGGTCGGGGTGGAGGCGAGGAAGCCGGTCTGGGGGGAGGCGCGGCCCTTCCTGCTATACCCGGAATGACTCTTGCGGCGGGGCCAACATTACGAAGCACTCCGGGTCCCATTCTTTCCATATAAGGACGGATGGCTTCCTGTGACTCCTGAAATTGAGGGCTCAGATGATGAGGAACATTTCTTTCTTCGGGGGTAAAGAAATTCCTGTCATAAAAAGAGTCTCTAGATACGTCTTGGCGGGGATCAATAAAACCAAGATAACGGTCAGGATCATTTTGATATTGGTCAAAACTCGCTTGACCTGCTGCTGCCCCTGCTTGACCAACCTCTATTTGCTCGGGAGTCAGTTGGCCTGTCTGCAATGCGGCAACTCTTTCCTGACGCCTTCTCTCTGCTTCCATTGCTGCTTGTTGTGCGGCATGGACTTCATCTGCAATACGGTATGCTTCTTGATCGTCGATATCGCCTTGGGGTTCCATGTTTTCCCCGGCTGCAATGCTTTGAGCAATTCCTGCCTCATGCTCTGCCTTGATTCGTTCGGCCTCCACAGCAGCAGCCTCTGCTCTAGCAGCAGACTCTGCTCTTAGGCGATCTTGTTCTTCTTGGTAGGCAAGACTTTCGTTCTTGTCTGCTTGGCCTGCTGCAACAGCAGCCGCAGATGTGTTGGGGCCGAACGCAATCAAACGCTGCGTTTCAGCCGCTAGATCTGCTTCACGCTGTTTGTCTCGTTCAGCACGCCGATTCTTCTTATCGGCGTTTGCTGCCCTTGTTCGGTCGCGGCTTCTTTCGTCTCGTTCCATTTGAGCCTTGGACTTTTTTCCAATTCTCGCATTACGACGACGTTCATTGATTCGATCCGTCTTCTTCCTGTCCTGAACGAGAGGGAAGAGACCACGGTTGGCTTCGTATGTTGCCTGAAGAACAGAGTCTCGGCGACGATCGTTTGCGTCACGGTTCATCTGAGCATAAATGTCGTTAATCCCACTCATGGGGTTGCTTGAGTTGGAAACCGTGTTAGATTCCTTTGCTGCGGTGGTGGCGTCAGCCTTGCCCCGCATATATGCGCTCATTGCCATGGGATTGTTTAAAAATCCCATCCCCATACCACTTGCAAAGTTAGACATTTTAAAACCCTTTGGAGTCAACATGACGAACAGGACCCAAACCCCTACCTTGGCGTCCCAAGAACCGATGCAGGTTGCACGATACCTTCTATCAACCCGTTTCTCTACCCCTAATAATAGAAACGGATTGTGGTTTTGGAGAGGAAATTTTTACGAATGGTACGGAGAAAGATGGCAGCAGCGAGATCGGGAGTGGGTTGAAAGTGCTATTTGGGTGTCATTGGAAAATACTACTTTTTCCCAAGCATCCGCCAATGGAACACAGCAAGTTCGGTATGCCCCCAACATCCCAAAGGTTCAAGGAGTGATGAGAGCATTGCAAGCGGTTCAAACCTTGCCTCATGAAAAGTCTCCTGTCTGGCTTACCGCTCCACAAACGAAAACAACTAGAACCCTGATTTCTTTTGCAGACACGATCCTTGACGCCAAGACTGGCGATCGTTTCAGTCGAGATGAAACCTTCTTTGACCCAAATGTGATCCCCTGCAACTTTGAGCCGGGGGCAAAATGCCCTACTTGGCATCGTTGCCTGTCTGAATGGAGTGGGGGAGACCCTGAATGGAGTAATCTTCTTCAGCGGATGTTTGGTTATTGCCTGCTTCCCCATAGGGATTATGCGAAATGGTTCTTGATGTATGGCAAGATCCGGGGAGGCAAGGGTACTATCATGTCGATCCTCAAAGCCCTGCTTGGAGAGGGCTATATGGGCACCTGCCTTGAGGATATCGCTGGTCAGTTCGGGCTCTGGGGCATCGAACAAGCACGGGTGATGGCAATCAATGAAGTATCCGAGATATCGAATCGTGAAGGCGAAGCAGCCTGCCGAGTTCTTAAGTCGATCGTGGGGCGAGACCCCATCTCCATCAACCGAAAATTTGAACAACCTCTCAGGAACGTGGTCGTGGACGCCGTCCCGATCATGCAATCTAACGAGATTCCGCGTCTTCCCAACAAGGGGCTCGGGCTGTCTGGGAAAATGGTCTTACTCCCCTTCACGGTAAGTTTTGCGGGTCGTGAAAATTATCGCCTAGCGGAGCAGTTGCTTGCTGAACTGCCCGGTATTGCGTATTGGGCTTGGCAGGGTGCTAAGGCAATCGAAACGGAATCCGAGCCCAAGAAGAAGTTCCCTATGCCCGAGAGGTCATTGGCTCTTATTGATGAGTACCACACCGTCAATAACCCCATTGACGAGTTCTTAGGCTCATGCTTCAAGCCTAAAGAAGGGGGCTTTGTTACGTCCGATGCGGTTTATGGCAAGTGGGAAGACTGGAGCAAGGGGCTGAGAGTCCCCCCACTCAGTAAGAACCAGTTGGTGTACCGGGTTATTGAGGGGTCCACTTGGGACCTCCGTAGAGCCCGTATCGGCGGCGGCGGCAAAAGGGGCATCAGGGGCTTGTCTGTCAAGGGCTAGGCGTACCAGATGTACCATAGGGGCGTACCATGCCGGTAGGGGGTGTGGTACGCCCTTTCCGCTGTAGGGGGCTGGTAGAGGGGTTTGTACCAGATGTACCATACCTTTTTAAAAAGTAGGGTGTGTAGTAATAGGTATATAAATGTGTGCCGCAGGTATGGCACATGTGGCACATGTGGTACATAACGCCGGTATTGACGCGATAAGGGCGATTACGGCGTACCGCAGGCGTACCAAAGGTACCAACGAAAAGAATTTTGATACGGGGAGGGCCTTTCTCCTAGTGCTGGCACAGCCACCGAGGGGCCACCACCCCACCACAACGATCGACCAAACGGGCGTCAG